CTCCGCCATATAAATACTTTCGTATCAAGAGGGCAGTGTATTTATGGTTAGAGAGCTGGGTGAATCGTTACTATTAATTGTCTTTTTCAATTCACATCCTGGTTGTGAGGGTGACTTATATTTAATTGCCTAAAATTGCCAGTGTAATAAAGTGTAAATTAAACATACTAAAAGTATGATGAAAATATTACTTGATAAAATAATGTATGAGAAGAATCTGACAATTCGTCAGGCCTCCGTCCTTACAGGTGTGCCAAAATCAACAATAGCTGATATTGTATCTGGGACGATTAGTCCACGATTGGACACAATGGAACAGTTAGCAAAGGGGCTAAATGTTCGAATTACTGACTTACTTGAGACAGATATTAAATAAGTGTCCGGGCATCCGGACAAATTTCAAAAACGCACCAGTTTTTAGAAATCCAAGTGTTTTAATATATAGAGGAACAAAAGACCTCATATATATAGAAGAACGAATGTTCGAAAATATATTGATTTTCCTTTGTACAAGAAGTATTATAAGGACAAAGGAATTTCGAACAACTGTTCTGGGTGAGGACGGAGGTGCGTTACATATGAAAATTACTAAAGACTTTATTATTGAGTGGGTGCAGAAGATACCGGACGAAGATGAAAAATTCTTGCGTCAGCTTTACACCATCATCAAAAAGCATTTAGAAAGAACGGGAAAGCATTAGCTTTCCTTTTCTTTTTGCAAATTCTCAACTAATTTCGCACTGAATTCTCGAATCACTTCTTGAGACTTCGGAGACAATTCATCAAATGTCCGCATGATCTCTTGGATTATATTATAAAAAGGATCATTGTCCGCATCCAATAGGCTGGATACAAACGCAGCTTTTTCATCTTCTTTTGGAAGCTCTTCAAACATTTCTCCGTTTCCATTTCGCAACCAATCCTCATTTACATGGAAAGTTTTACATATAAGAGAAACAACCGCATCGATAGGTTCATTACGTCCAATTTCGTAATTAGCAACAGCTCCACGTTTGATATTTAATTTATCAGCGAAGTCCTGTTGCGTAAAACCAAGTTCTTTTCTCAGCGCCTTGATACGTTCGTTCATTATCGTACCTCCTTTCGTTTCTGGATTCATCATATCACAGCGTGATTTATAATTCAATAGAAAAATGTAACATTGTTGCAAAAATGGGATTGACATATGCAACAAAAAGACATATAATTGCAACATAAGCACAAGCAAAAGTGAGGTGATGGAAGAATGAAAAAATTACATCTATTTGAATTAAGAGAAGGGCATGTTGTCTTGGACGGAGCAATCATCAGAGGTATTCGAGAATGTGAGTTTTCCATAAAAGAAAATGACAGCCACGCAGAGCTGTCATTAAAAATGGATGTTAGGACACTAGGAGATAAGAGTACTTCCTGCTTCGATTGCATACCGGATGATGTCGGGAAGATTCGAAATTGCCATTCCAATAAGTTGAGTACGGATTTTTTCCCAAATAGCCGGCTTGGAAGTATTCTCAATAAATTGATATCCGGCAAGGGATAAGTCTTTTATGTGCGGCATAGATTCATCGACATATTTGCTACCCGCAACCAAGATTCCAGAATCCAGTAATTGATGCATCCAGTATAAAACTTCGTTTTGGGGATAGTTGGATAGTTCATCTTTTGCTAGATCATAAGGGGAGATTTGCGTAACAACGCCATCCTCATCCGGAGAAAGGGAAGCGGAAGCAGCAATCAAAATGTCATGAATTAAGTCAAGATTCAGTTTCATGTCAAACACTCCTTTCATAATTACTCGGCATGGCAGTGCCTGTATTTAAAGTATAAGAGAGAGTTGATAAGGTTTCAACAGGAGAATGCAGAAGTAAATAGCCGAAACGGTCAGTAATGACCGTCACATCGGGAATGACCGCCCGGTGTCTGATGATGGCAGGTCAGAAAGGAAGTGGAGAATATGAGTGAAGAACAGAAAAAGTTGATTACAGAAGTAGTTGGGAATATGAAGCATATGGACAAAGAAAGCTTGCTGTTGATGAAAAGCAACGCAGAGGTTCTTAAAGCCAGAGACTTGATGGATAAGCAGGAAGTAACTGCAGGTACGGAGAAAGCGAGGTGAAGAAAAGAGAAAGTTTGATGTTATCAAAACAATTACTAATGAAAAGAAGTTCGGTGAACTGATATTTGATTTAGTTTCTGTATGCAAAATAAGTGAGAAATTAACAGAACTTTTGAGTGAGGAAATGTCGGAAGATGCACTTCGAACAGTGAAAGAGGTCAGCGACTTCGAGTATCCGTTGTCATTAGATTACTTATTTGCAACAGATGAAACAGGTTCAGAAGAAGGGAGGGAGTAGAGAGCAGAAGTGAATATAAATGTTATTTGCTTTTTGATAGTAACATTCATAGCAATAATATGCGGGGCAATTGAATATAAGATGAAGCTCCCGGATTGGAAGCTTCTGATAGTATGGACTATTCTGATGGAAGTATTAGCGGTTCTCCTTTTAATAAGCAGGCTAATGACTTAGCAATTCCATTGAAGAGTTCATGAGCGCCAGCAAAGTCGTCAGATTCGATTTTGTCATTTAGATCATCTAAAAACGGCCATAAAGACTGTGGGGTATAGGCATATATGTGGAAAAAGCTTTCGGCACATTCTTTACAGGTATTAGTAGTTGGATGTGAAATGCATTTACCGACTTTAGAAATAAAATCCTCGATGGTTGCGGCTCGAGCGGCATTGTATGTACTGGAATGCTTCTCTTGAATATCAAGCTCTCGTAGTTTGAGCTGATGGTGATTAGTAAGAATGGTTGTGATTGCAGGACTAATGATAGAAATAGCCAGAGCAATCCAAGCAGCGGTAGCGCTCCAATCAATTTGATGTCCCATAAAAAATCTCCTTTCATAAATACTCAGCATGGCAGTGCTTGTATTTAGAGTATAGGAGAGATTTGAGGAAGATGCAATAAAAGAGAGGTGGATATTATGAAACGATTATGCCCAGTATGTTTTACCGAGCTTCCAGAGAATGCAAATTATTGTCTGATTTGCGGAAAGTGTATGAGAGAAAATGTGGAGCAGATCGTTCAATATATAGGTTGTTCACCAGTAACAACAGTGGTCGGAATAAATGATTGTGCGATTCATGTTAAAGATCAGAATGCAACAAGTACAAACCATTCCACATAACCTATAAAGAGGTGATGCAGTTTTGAAACATATTAACATCGTGATCATCGATGGAGTAGAGAGAGACATAGCTACATTATCTGCAGAGGAACGAGAAAAAATCGTGAATGAGTTGAATCGTGTAGCTGTTGGATATCTGGGATACCAGAAAGAGAAAACCGCTTAGGCGGTAGGGGAGGTGGACAAGCATGAAAAGAAGAGGGCCAAGAACAAAATGGCAGAGAATCGTCCGGGAAGTGGTGTTTGAGCTGCTGATCGGCGGAGTAATCGGGCTTGCATTCGATGCAGTGTTATTTATCTGGTTGTTTGTGAATTGAAGGGGGGGGGTGAGGACATTGCAAGAGATACCAAGACTGATGGATGATTATGAATTCAGGAAAGAACTGGAAAGAATTCAGGAGCACTTAAATGCGATCAGTAAGGGCTCAAATACCGTAGAGGTGCGGAGAAACTACCTGATCAGCTGTGTGACGGTGCCATCAGCAAAAATCTATACGCCGGATCAGTTAAGACAAATTTTTGATCTGACGTGGAAATAAGAAGAGCACCCGTATAAGCCGGCAAGCTTTGGGCGCTCAGAAAATTAGTCAACTATATTATATGAGAAGAAAGGAAATTAGTCAAATGGCAGAAGAAAAGAAATATGAAATTACAGAGATGGAATTAAAAATGTACATTGGTTTAGCGATGGCAGATACAATTCCGGAAGGTGCTGCAAGGGAGGAAGAGGAGAAACTCAGCGGATTTGCGGCGGGTTTATGTAAACGAATAACGAGCCACTTGAATGGTTCGGAACCTTTTTCTGAGACGGAACTCGAGGCATATCGTGCTGTGACACGTATCTTTGATGTTGTACAGACCTTGGCAGAAGTAGCTGCAAGAAATACGGAGGAATAGAGAGTGTATTACAACGAATGCCCGTTATGCGGTGCAAATTTAGATCCTGGAGAACCATGTGACTGCCAGGAGGAAAAGAAAAGTAAAAAGAAACTGCAGTTAAAGAACCAGAGCGAACACCGGAATAGAGCATTGCAGCTTTGTGCGGAAGCAGGGTATCAGATATGAATGATATTTTTAAGGCTTATGATTTCGAAAATGAACAACAGTGGTTAAAAGGCAGAATGAACGGGATCGGCGGCAGCGATGCAAGTGCTGTAGTCGGGATGAATCCATACAAAAGTAATATTGATCTGTTTGAAGAAAAGATTGGTAGGGTAATACCGAAAGATATTTCGGACAAGCCGTGTGTGATTTATGGAAAGAAAGCAGAAGAATACATCCGGGAATTATTTAAACTGGATTATCCGGAATATCAGGTAGAACATCATGAATTCCGGATTCTGCAGAGTAAGGACCATCCGTTCATGCAAGCGTCTCTTGATGGCGAGCTGACCGATTGGAAAGGTCGTAAGGGAATCTTAGAGATTAAAACTACAAATATTCTGCAGTCCATGCAGTTCGAAAAATGGAAGGACCGGATTCCGGATAATTATTACATACAGGTACTGCATTATCTTTTGGTAACCGGTTGGCAGTTCGTAGTTTTGAGAGCGCATTTGAATACCGACTGGGGCAACGAAAAGCGTACAACAGTCAAACATTACTTTATCGAAAGAAGAGATGTGGAAGCTGATCTTACAATGCTGCAGCAGGAAGAAGAAAAATTTTGGAGATATGTGGAGAGCGGGAGAAAGCCTCCACTGATTCTCCCGGAAATATAGGAGGTATTTTATGTTGGAGTTAAAAATCTTCAGTCCACAGGAAAGTGGATTTGTACCAGAAATCAAGTGGAACAATGAGGAACTGAAGGTAGCAATTGCCGAGAAGATGAAAGAGTACAACGGATTGGTCTTTACAGAAGAGACTATTTCTGAGGGAAAGAAAGACAGGGCGAACTTAAATAAGCTTCGCGGGGCAATTGATGATGAGCGGAAACGTGTTAAAAAGCTGTGCATGGAGCCATGCAATAGATTTGAAAAAGAAGTAAAAGAAGTTCTTGCGCTGGTTGATGAACAGATTAATGCAATTGATGTTCAGATTAAAGAAGTCGAGCAGATCAAGAGAGAGGAAAAGCGGAAGGCAGTCCAGGAACTATTTGAATCTATCGGCTTCCAGAAGTTTGTGACACTTGAAATGATCTGGGATGAGAAGTGGCTGAATGCATCAGTAACGCTGTCGAAAGTAGAAAACCAGATGAAAGAAACGATGTATAGAATCGGAGAGGAAGTTGGAACAATCAGCAGATTGCCAGAATTCAGCTTCGAAGCAATGGAAGTCTATAAGAAGACACTGGATCTTACGCAGGCAATCAAGAAAGGACAGGAGCTGGCTTACATTCAAAAGAGAAAGGAAGAAGCACTTGCCAGACAGAAAGCTGAGGAAGAGAGAAGAAAAGCAGAGGAAGCTGCTACAGGAAAAGAGTCAGAGAATCCGGAAGAAGCTGCGGATACTCATGATGCACCTAAAAAAGCCGAGGAGAATGACTATACAAGAGTTGTTTCAGAACCGGTCATGAGAATAGATTTCCGCGTATGGGGAACTAAAGAACAGATCCTGGCATTACGTGATTACATGAAAAAGAATAATTTAAAATTTGGAAAGGTGGAATAAAGCATGGCAGTAAATAACAGTCTGGCAAAAAAGCCAGTAAAAATGGGATTAACAGCATATCTGTCACAGGATGCTGTTAAGAAACAGATTAATAATGTGGTAGGTGGAAAGAACGGGACAAGATTTATTTCAAGTATTGTGTCTGCAGCCCAGGCAACACCGGCATTACAGGAATGTACGAATCCGAGTATCTTGTCTGCAGCACTTTTGGGAGAGGCGTTGAATCTTTCCCCTTCTCCGCAGCTGGGACAGTTTTATATGGTTCCGTTCGACAATAGGAAGAAAGGCTGTAAAGAAGCACAGTTCCAACTTGGATATAAAGGCTATATTCAGCTGGCGGAGCGTTCTGGATATTACAAAAAACTGAATGTGCTTGCTATTAAGGAAGGGGAATTGATCCGATACGATCCACTTGATGAAGAAATTGAAGTAGAGCTGATTGATGATGATGTGATCCGTGAAGAGACTCCGGCGATGGGATATTATGCCATGTTCGAATATGAAAATGGATTCCGGAAAACAATGTACTGGTCCAAAAAGAAAATGATGGCACATGCGGAAAAATATTCACCTGCATTCAGCAGAAATGGCGGAGCGAAGACTTTGGAACTTTTAGAGCAGGGCAAAATTCCGGAAAAGGATCTCTGGAAGTATTCTTCTTTCTGGTTCAAAGATTTTGATGGTATGGCATTAAAAACCATGCTTAGACAGCTGATCAGCAAGTGGGGAATCATGAGTATCGATCTGCAGAAGGCAATTGATAAAGACATGGCAGTTATTCAGGAAGATGGATCCGCAGACTATGTAGAAAATGCTGCAGACGAAATCGATAACGATAATGTTGTAGCAGAACAGGAGATTAAAGAGGTACAGCCGGAAACGAAAGAACCGGAGCCTGAGAAAGAATCAGATCAGAGAGAAGCATCCGATATTGAAGCGGAGTTTTTCAATAAATAACATAACACAGGAGGTACATAAGCGATGAAACATGTAGATTTAGAGAAATTTGCAAATGGAGCATTTTCTGCACAGGTGAACAGAGCTATCGAAGAGGTGACAGAGAACATCCAGAACCCTAATACGGATGCCGGTGCTACAAGAAAGATTACAGTTACAATTGCATTTAAACCAAATGCAGAGCGTAACTTTGTTGCTACCGGTGTACAGACAAAGACGACACTTGCACCGGCACTCGGAGCTGTTACTGCTTTCAGTATGGGAAAGAACCTGCAGACCGGTGAGGTAGAAGCAATTGAAATGGGTAACCAGATTCCGGGGCAGATGTCGGTAAATGATGTGCCGGGAGTTGTTCCTGAGAACGTAGTGGAAGTTGAAGGCAAGGCAGTGGATACAGATACAGGTGAAATTGTAGGCACTGCTGGAAGTAAAGTCGTAGATCTTAGAAGAAGAGAAGCGTAAGGAGGAAAAGAAAGATGGTAGAAGGATTAAAAGAAGCATTACAGTATATTACAGGTTTGAAAGAAAAGAGCATGGAACCAAAGCTGGTAGAGATTGAAGGAAGAACCTATTGCACTGACAATGGGCTTACCAGATATCACAGATTCCCAATGGCGTCAGATATTGAGGTGAATACGCTGACAGCACTGGTGGATTATATCAAAGGAAAAACGGAAGAGTTAAGGGAATCTTCTATTATCCATGTGGTAAGTCCGACAAAGGTTCTGTTATATTCCGGGCTGATTGATGAAAGAAACAGAGAGACTCTGATCGATGCCAGGGCGATTGTAAATGAGTTCTCGTTTGACAGCTATTATGATCAGGAACGTTTTCTGATCGAGCTGCAGGCAAACTTTGTAGAGACAGATGATCTCATTACGATCATGCAGGTTGCCGGTAATATTAAATCCGGAACAACTGCCAATTATTCAGATGACGGAGTATCTCAGAAGACAACGATCAAAACGGGCGTAGAGCTGGCGGATGTGATCGTTCCGAATCCGGTTAAGTTAAGACCATACCGTACATTTGCAGAAATCGAACAGCCGGAGAGTTCTTATGTATTCCGTATTAAGGACGGAGACTGGGGACCGGCATTTAAACTGGTAGAAGCTGATGGTGGTTTATGGAAGAATGCAGTTATGAAAAAGATCAAGGAATATCTGGAGCTTGAACTGAGTGAAGAATTAGAGAAACATAAGATCACAGTCATTGCTTAAGGTTTGTACTTCCTTTTGGATTGTATCACGAATGTAACATATTGATTATGCAGTATTCCATGGGATAGATGATCATTTATTACTATCCCATGGAAAGAAAGGAGCAAAGGATGAATTCTGTGACATTTCATGTTCCGGGGAAACCCCAGGGAAAAGCAAGGGCAAAGACAGTCAGAAACAAGTACACCGGAAATACGATGTCTTATACACCGGAAACAGATCTGCTGTATGAGAATTACATTAAAGACCGTTTCCTGAATAAGTGTAATGGGATGTTCCTGGAACGGGGCAAGCCGGTAACTCTTCGGATTGTAGCGAGATTTCTTCCCCCGAAGAGTACAAGCAAGAAGCGGATGGCTTTGATGTTAGATGGAAAGGAACTTCCGCTTAAGAAGCCGGATATTGATAATATCGTAAAAGTTGTAGCAGATGCCTTGAACGGTGTTGCATACCATGATGATACACAGATCGTTATGGTAGTAGCAAAGAAAGTCTATTCTTCGTTGGAAGGACTGGACGTTACTGTGGAAGAATATAAGGGATAGGAAAGAAGGTGCAGCATGGCCAGACCGAAGATCAAAGGCCTTCTTTACTTTCCATTTGATATAGATTTTTTTGAGGATAATAAGATCAGAATCGTCAAGGCCAGATACAGGTCGGACGGAGTGATGATCTACCTGTTTTTATTATGTGAGATCTACAGGCAGGGATATTACATAAAAGCGGATGAAGACTTTTTGTATATCATTTCTGACGAATTAGGGATAGATCAAAATAAGGTGAAGCAGGTCTTGAACTTCCTGCTAAATAAGTCACTGTTTGATAGCACACTGTTTAGTTCGGACAAGGTCTTGACCTCTGCCGGGATACAGAGACGGTATCAGCTCGGTATTAAAGAAAGAATGCGTAAGAGCAAAGAGCCGCTGGAAGTAGGTAGGTACTGGCTTCTGAAAAAGGAAGATACGGAACCTTTTATTAAGTGCACTCTTTTTGAAGATATTCCGGGGAAATGCGATAGTTTTTCCGGGAAAAACGAATCTAATTCCACGGAAAAATCCGCAAATAAAAGTAAAGTAAATAATAATAAAAATAATACAGTATTTCAGTCTCCGGAACTTGAATCGGCTTTCCAGATGTATCTTCTTGTTCGAGAACATAACTATGGATCGATTCTTCCGGAACAGGTACAGGCTCTAAGGGAAGATCTGTTGAACCTGAGTGATAAGACAGAGGAACAGATTGCTATTGTGAAGAAGGCAACTGCTGGTGGTTATAAGGAATTTCGGGGAATGAAGAAAGGAAAGAGGACATCACCAACAAAGAAGAAGGATAACTTTAATAATTTTGATGGTAGATCTTATGACCAGGAGATGTATATGGGATTGATTGAAAAGTAGAAAGGAAGGATTATAATGGCGAAATTTAATATTGAGGTAGAATTGGACTGGGTGGATGGAGAAGACGGATATACAATTGATGAAGAAATCAAGGAGCAAGTTGTTAGTGGTATTAAGGATGCACTTCTAAAAAAAGCAACAACAGAAGCTGTGGAAGCAGTTGATGATAAAATCGCAGAAAAGATTCTTGAAGCGGAAGGAACGATACAGGCAACAGTAGACCAGTTCGTTGCGAATGTGTGTGAGGAGAAGATTGGAAAGATTATTATTCCGGAAAAGAAGAACACTTGGAGTGAAGAGATAACGTATAAACCTCTGTCCGAGTATGTAGGAGAAAGGTTTGAATTGTTCCTTACAGAAAAGAGATACGATAGAGATGGATGCATTGCAAGCTATTCCAGTGATAGAAAATTATCAGCTGCCGATCTTCTTACGGGACAGTATCTGGAAAAGGAACTTGGAAAGAAGGTCGAAACCCTGATTGCAAGTGCTAAGAGGGAAGTAGAGGAATCTCTGATAAATTCGTTTGAGCAGAAACTGAAAGAGAACCTTGCGAAAGATACGATTGAGAGAATGAATATTCCGGAAGTGCTGAAAAGATTTAGTGAAATGGCTCTGGAAGAAAAATAGATGGAGAGAAAGCAATGTTAGTAGAGAAGAGCTCAAAAGAAGCATTGGAGTATTATATAAAAGGAAAACCTGTAACAGCACTCTGGATAGGCGAAGATGGTGGCATAAATGCAATGCCATTGTCGGAGCCATGCAGGGAAGAAGATAACTGAATCATAAGAGACAGGATCATAGCTGTGATCAAGATATTACTTATGGCGATTGGATTAATTATAATTTTTAGGAGGTAAGCGAAGGGAACAATGAAAATAATAATATTCATCGTTGTCATCTGTACACTCTTTGTAGTATGGAGTTTATGTGTTGTAGGAGCAAGTGCGGATGAGCAATTAAAAAGGATATGCGATAAGGAGATAAGGCAGATGAACTATAAGGTTGAAAAGAAAATTGTTTGCAAGGAAACAGGCGAAGAATTAAAAGTTGGTGATGAAGTATCGATTCGATATACCAGTGGTGGCGGTAATGGTTGCTGCCGGATCACAAAGATTACAGATACAGGATTCCATTACAGCGCTGGAGGAACAAGACGGGATAAAAGCGTACAGCTTAAGGATATAGTGGAAATCTGGAAGAGAGAACAAAACGACGAAGGAGATGAGAAATGATTGAACAGAGGAAGTACGAAGAAACAAAGACTAGAAGATCAACAACATTACGATGAGCTGGAATCGGATATTGATGCGAAGGCAAGTGAGAGATTCCACAGAAAGCCATATCAGAGCTATACGGTGGATGATTATCTGAAGAAGATGGGAGTAGACATAAAAGAGGTGACCGGCGATGAGTGAATATGTCGAGTGCTATGAAAACTTAAAAGCAGCAGTTGTAAAGCTGGCAGCGGATGATTACCGGCGGGCATTGATCAGGCTAAGGCGACACCCAAAGGATACGAATGCGCTTCATACAAAAATTGAATGTGAATTATTTTTTCGTAAAGGCATTGAGATGTACAGTGACATGGATGGAGAGATGTTGATCAGTGGGATTCAGGAAAGAGTGAGGCGGGAGTATAATGAACAGAGAGCAGCTAAGTAAATACAAGAAGAATATGCGGGATATTGAGAATCTGGATGGAATTATTGTCAAGCTTCAGGAAAGACTGGATGCAGTACCGGTGGTATCGGGGAAGGTTACAAAGAGTTCGGATGATTTCCCTTACATCGAGGAGCATGTGCAGGTTAGGGTAGAAGAGCCGAAGGCAGCAACTGCATTGAAGATGCGGATCTGTGAAAAGGAGAAGAGAAAAGATCAGCTGATCCGGGAGAATGAGAAAGTAGAGAAGTACATAGCTGCAATGCCTGATGGAACGGCCAAGGATATATTTGAGATGGTATTTTTGGATGGAATGACGCAGAAAGAAGTTGGGGAGAGCGTTGGATATACACAGTCTATGGTGTCAAAGGTTATTAAAGATATTTTGAAACATTCATAACATTCATATTTTGACTATGTTATTATTATACTGGACATGATGAAAAGACATATGATAGTCATTCGATCAGTTCCCCCACAACCTAATAAAACCGAGAGAAGACACCTGGCAACGCGGGTGTCTTTTTCGTTGCGTAATGTCGAGAAATGGGATATTATGGGAATAGATTTTAGGTTATGCGGAGGAAGAAGATAAATGATACAGATGTTGACTTTTCAAGGAAATGAGATCGAACTGAAAGGAAAATGGGTTAAACTGAATAAAATTCATGATGCAGAGGCTTTGGATTCATATGAGATAAATATAATAAGTTTACAAGATAGGACAATGTGGAAAACACGAGAAGCAAGTCCAGTTACAATTGACTCGATAGGAGATTTAAGCAGTTTATCTAAAATGATTGAAAGCAGTAAACATGCAAATATAATTATTTTGTTGCCACAAAATGAAAACTTTATGTATGAAGCCTGGAGATCGAATAGGAGTGAGTGGAGACATCTAGAATTTAAAAATATATTGCAAAGCTTCAAAAATGTATTGGGACATATATTTGAACCTCTTACAAGAATGTACATCATGTATGAAAATACAATAACGAGGATTGATGACAAAAAGGTACCAGCATCATTTCATTTCAATGAAATGGTTAAGGACGTGTTAACGAAATCAGAGAAAAGCAATAAACCTACGACGGTAAAGGTTGAAGGAGTGATACTTTCTACACTGAATATAAATAATTACGCTGAAATATTGAGCTTTTTAACAGAAATTGGTTTAATTAAAGAAGAATCAGAAGCTCCTGAATGGATGGAAGGATTAAATATGTTTGATGATAGCAATCAACTAAAAATTATTCAAGAGAATAATATGGTTATAGAGATGGCAAATGAAAATATTTCAAATGCTATGGAGGTCATTAACCAGAATAAAAGGTATAAGTCTGTTCTTTATACAAGTGGAGATGAATTGGTGGAAGTTATATTCGAAATATTGGAAAATATGCTAGGATGTGATTTATCTGAATTTACTGACAAGAAAAAAGAGGACTTTAAATTTAAATTGAATGATAAAGTATTTATAGGGGAAATTAAAGGAGTGACTCCTAATGTAAAGAAATCGAATGTATCACAACTAGATGTTCATGTGCAAGAGTATTTAGATGATAATGATGAGGAAAGCAAGAATATAGTAGCATTGCTGATTATTAATCATCAGAGAAGCAAACCAATCTCTGCAAGAGAAGGCGTAAACGACGAGGTAATAAAGCTAGCAGAAAGAAATGGCAGTTTAATTGTTGAAACAATAACGTTGTTAAAATTATTTGAGCAATACTTATTAGGAGAAAAGAATAGAGATGAATGTATAGATTCGCTGGTAAATAATACAGGATTATTAAACTGTGATTAAAGTATGATACACAAAGGCACCCTCCGGGGTGCTTTTATAATGCAAAAATAAACCAGAATTGAAGGTGGTGAAGTGGCAGGCTATGAAAACATAAGAGACGCAAATAATAATCGAACTCCGGAGGAACGCCGGGAGTTAGCAAAAATAGCGGGAAAAGCAAGCGGACAGGCAAGGCGCAGGAAGGCGAACTTCCAGAAGACGTTAAACCTGCTGCTTACTGCAGAAATAGATAACGAAGAATGGAAGCCGGTTTTAGAGTCACTCGGAGTTGAGTGTACTTTGGAATCGGCTCTTCTTATGGCTCAGATTAAGGCTGCATTGGATGGGGATACACAGGCTGCGAAGTTCGTAGCGCAGTATTCTGGACAGAGCAATAGAACCGAGGAAGATCTTGAGAATAAGAAAGCTGAAACAGAGCTTATCAAAGCGAGAAAAGAATCTATCACAGGCGAAAATGAGAATAATGATGCGCTTGATCGTCTGGATCAGATATTAAAAGAGGTGCGGGACAATGCAATTAAGCAAGAAACAGAATGAATATATTGTGAACGCAACTCATAGATGGAACATTAAATCCGGGGCAGTTCGTTCCGGAAAGTCTTATGTGGATACAGCTTTTGTGGTTCCATTCCGTATTCGAGAGAGGACTGGCAAGCCGGGACTAAATGTTATCCTTGGTGTGTCTAAGGAATCGATTGAACGAAACGTACTGCAGCCAATGCGTGAGATTTATACAGAGGAACTGATCGGGCAGATTAATAACCGAAATGTGGCAATGATCTGCGGTGAAGAAGTGTATTGCCTGGGGGCGGAGAAAGTCAGCCAGGTAGCGAAGATACAGGGAGCCAGCATCAAATATTGTTATGGTGACGAGATTGCGAAATGGAACAAAGAAGTGTTTCAGATGTTGAAATCACGACTTGATAAGCCGTATTCGTGCTTTGATGGAGCTTGTAACCCAGAACATCCAACACACTGGTTGAAAGAGTTTCTGGATAATGACGAACTGGATATCTATTTGCAGAGATACACAATCTTTGATAATCCGTTTCTTCCACAGGAATTTGTTGAGCAGCTGTGCAAAGAGTATGAAGGTACAATTTACTATGATCGTTTAATCCTTGGATTATGGAAGAGAGCAGAAGGAGCAATTTATAAACGATTTGCAGACAATCCGGAGAAGTTCCGGTGTGAAGTATTGGAAGGACCTAAGGACAATCCGGAACATAAACAATTCAGGAAAAATGATATTGTATCGATAGAGATCGGACTTGACTTCGGAGGAAATCAGTCCGGTCATTCTTTTGTAGCCAGAGGATATACAGACGATTACAGAGACGTAATAGGGATTATGTCTAAGCGAGTCATGGCAAAAGACCAGGAAAAAGACATAGACAGCAATATGCTGGATCAGCTGTTCTGCGATTTTGTTCAAGAGGTAATTGATAAATACAGCGTGATCAAAAAACAAGGCGATTATGTAGAGTACTGTAATGTGGAATCCGTTTACTACGATAATGCGGAGACAGTGCTCGGTAATTCCATCCGAAATGCAGTGGAAAAGAGATTCCCTTGGATGATTGTAAGAAAAGCGAAGAAAGCATCTATCATTGATCGGATTCGCTGTACGATCCGATTGATGGGAGCTGGAAGGTTCTGGATTACAGAGGATTGCAAGTCCCTGCAGACAGCGCTTTCGGATGCGGTATGGAATAAAGACGTGAAAGATAAAGATGAGCGTCTAGATGATGGTAGCACCGATATTGATAGCCTAGATGCATTTGAGTATACAATTGAACGGGATATGCGAGATCTGATAGAAGAGGTGGAAGATGTTTGATGGATTAAAAAGACTATGGGAAAGGATAGTGAGCATGTTTAATTACACGACATTAAAAAATATAATTGGTAAAGATGTGGCACTGTCACAGGCCATGATCGATGCCATCAATGAATGGAAAAGAATGCTGGTCGGGAATGCAGAATGGTGTGACGATACAGTAGAATCCTTGAAATTGGAAGAGGGCATCTGCCGTGAGTTTGCAGATTCTGTTCTTGTTGAAATGGAAGCTAAGATCCTGAATCATGATAATATGGATAAAGTTCTCCAGAAAAGTCTATCTGATATGAACAAGAAACTGCAGACCGGTCTTGCTCTTGGAGCAATGGTTCTCCGACCGCTTGGTCCGGACAAGACAGAATATGTTGCTGCAGATAAATTCATTCCGATTAGTTTTGATGATAACGGAGTCCCAAATGATATTGCTTTTCTAGTTGTAAAGTGTATTGGTGAAAATGACTATTACACCAGAGTAGAGAGACATTATTTCACAAATGGGAATCTGACCATTGAAAATAAATGTTATCATTCGCAGAGCCGAAGTGATATCGGGCAGAGATGCAGCCTGGAAGCAGTCGCAGAATGGGCAAATATTCAACCTGGGCCAATTGTTTATACCGGTATGACAGAAATGGATTTTGGATATTATCAGAATCCAATTGAGAATAAGGTGGATAGTTCTTCATGTGGCGTATCAATATATGAGTCGGCAAAAGGATTGATAAAGAAAGCTGATGTGCAGGCAGCACGTCTTGACTGGGAATATGATTCTGGAGAACGTGCGATTCACGTGGATCAGAGAGCATTAAAGAGTAAAGGCGGTAAGACTTACCTGCCAAGGCTGAAAAAACGTCTTTACAAAGGGATGAACCTTGAAGATGGTAAGGATAAAGAACTTTACAAAGAATATTCTCCTGCAATGAGGGATGAAGCATTTCGAAGAGGATTAGAAGAATACAAACGAGAGATTGAGTTCAATGTTGGTCTTGCTTACGGAGATCTGTCTGACGCACAGGAAGTGGATAAGACAGCCACGGAAGTGCTTGCATCAAAGACCAGAAAATACAATCGTGTTACTGCAATACAGGAGAAGCTCGAAGAATGTTTAAATGGATTCGTAAATGCGCTGGCTTTCTACAATGGTTCTTATATGTCTGGTGTGGAATTTACTTGCGAGTTCAATGATTCAATCTTGGCAGATGAAGAATCAGAAAGGCAGCAGGACAGGCAAGACGTAAGTATGGGTGTTATGAGTCTGGTTGAATATCGCATGAAATGGTACAACGAGGACGAAGCGACCGCAAAGTCAAAAATCCCGGAACAGAATCGGGTGATGGAGTAAGATGCGAGATGATTACAAGAATAAGATGGCCAGTAAGATTGCCGCCAGATATCAGGATCTGGAAGAACGAATCATGCAAGACATTGTTCGGAGAATCGTTAAGACTGGTGAGATCACAAGTACTGCAGATTGGCAGATTAATCGGTTACGGATCCTGGGACATTCTTCAGAGGATATCGAACGGGAAATCATGAAGACGCTCAATGCTTCCTATCCGGAAATGTTTGAGCTGTACGATAAGGTAATCGAAAAGGAATATGTTCGAGATAAGGATGTATATGAACAGATCAATGCAGAATATATACCGTATGATCAGAACGAGCAGCTTAAGCGAATCACAGAAGCAATTATTGACCAGAGTTGTGAAGATTTGGAGAATGTAACCAATTCACTTGGATTTTATTTGGATTATGGAAATGATAGGAAGGTACTGACACCACTTGCACAGGTGTATTCTGGATACCTGGATGCAGCATGTTACGATATTGTAACTGGTGCATTTGATTATAACAGTGTCCTGAGACGAGTAGTTACACAGCTCACGAACAGCGGACTTCGGAAGATTGATTATGCTTCGGGGAGAGCTGATCGGGTGGATGTGGCTGCAAGGAGAGCGGTCATGACTGCAGTCAGTCAGATTACCGGAAAGATATCTGAGTACAACGCACAGAAGCTTGGCACCGAGTATTTTGAGGTAGAATGGCATGCAGGTGCACGACCGACACATGCAGTATGGCAAGGGCGTGTCTGGTCCAAGGAACAGCTGTATTCAGTATGTGGTCTGGGGACGGTCACGGGACTTCTAGGAGTGAACTGTTATCACACCTATTATCCTTTCTTTCCGGGATTGTCCGAACGTAACTGGTCGGATGAATGGCTGGATGCCAAGAATCTGGAAGAGAGTGAACCGAAGAACTTTGGGGATAAGGAATATACCTTGTATGAAGTCAAACAAAAGCAACGCCAGATGGAATTGGCGATGCGGGCGCAAAGAGAAAAGGTTCGACTGCTCCAGAAAGGCAAGGCTGATCCGGATGAAATTCTGTTGTATAAAGCAAAGTATCAAGGACAGTTAAATGAATATTCCAGATTTTGCCGGAAAATGAAGCTTACGGAAGAACGTGAGCGTATTTACCTGGATATGAAAGGTCGGGTGGCAACAAATAGCAAACGACAGAATGCATTGTTCCCGCGGGAAATGATTGAGAATGCATCCAAGGATGTGGCCCAGTATAAGCGGTATAAAGAAGTTCTGGGAGATTATATTGGTTCGCTTGTTAATTTCGGCCAGATGAAATATAATGATAGTGAGAAATGGAAAATTATCAGTGAAGCATATATAGATGTAAAATGGCAGAGTCAAGCACTGAAGAAGAAACAAATAGGAGAAGTACATTCTATCCCGTATAAAGGTGCTCCGAATAGTGTGTTTGATAATTTCAAAGATGGTGCCTTGCAGAGACGTAGATATTACGGAAATGATGGAAGGCCAAGATTAGACATAGATATGACGGATCACGGAAATTCAAAAGAACATCCGATTGTACCACATTATCATAACTGGTATCTTGATGAAAAAGGTAACTTGAAACGTGAAGCAAAGCACGATAATCCACTTAAATTAGGGCATGAAATTGCCAATAAAGATATTCTCGAGAAGAGGTGATTGAAATGATTGAATATAAAGATTATGCAAAATTTGAGAACTTGTCTGAGCTGTCAGAAGCTATAGAGATAGGATTAGATATCGAGTTTATTCTTTGTGGAGAAAGATATAATATTTCATGGAGAGATGATGAGCCGTTTATATGCAGGTGTCCAGAAGGTGAGACTAATTTCTATACAGATGCCAAGACAATGCTTGATAAACATAAAATAAATGATAAACAGTTAAAAGAATTATGGAATGATATGAAAGTATTATCCATGTAGCTACCACCAGTCGAAAAGGCCGGTGGTATTTTTATACGCAATTTTAGGAGGTGATCCACTTATCTCCCTTTGAGACGCAGGGTTATGCGTCTTATTTTTATGCCCTGTCATAAGGCTATAAACTGGACAATTACCCGGCCGGGGGTCTAACCGGCTATATCCCATACCGCTGAAAGAGCGGTCAATAAAATATTTCAGGAGGAATGTAACTATGAAAAATATTTATGAGATTTTGAAAGAGTATGGTATGGAAGTCCCGGCAGATAAAAAAGCGGATTTCGATAAGGCTTGGAAAGAGAATTATCGCACTAAAAGTGAGTATGATAATGCAGTTTCGCAGAGAGACAACTATAAGGCCTCTCTGGATGATGTGAATGCCAAGCTGAAGGAGTTTGAAGGTGTCGATGTAAAAGATCTGCAGGGGCAGATCACAAAGCTTCAGGGAGATCTGAAAGCAAAAGATGATGAATACGCAGCGAAAGAGGCAGATCGTGTATTCATGGATTCTATCAAAGAAGCAGTCAAGACTGCCGGTGGAAGAAATGAAAAGGCTGTTATCGCGATGCTGGATATTGATGCTCTGAAAGAATCCAAAAATCAGTCCGATGATATCAAGAAGGCTCTGGAAGACGTGAAGAAGTCTGACGGATATCTGTTCGGAGCAAATGAACCAATTAACAATGCAGTAGGTGGAACCAACATTAGTGGTGGAGCGGATCCAGGAGCAGACGATGTTTCAGCTATTCGCGCTGCTATGGGACTGCCGGAAAAGAAATAAGGAAAGAGGTAGAAAGATATGGCGAATGCAATTACATTAAGAAAAACATATTCCACACTTCTGGATGAGGCATACAAGTTAGCATCATTAACAGCAGTGCTGGATGGACCGAATGATTTAGCTCAGGAGGGCGCAAATGCGAATGAAATCTTAATCCCGAAGATGTCTATGAGCGGATTAGCAGATTATGATAAGCAGACAGGCTATGCCTTAGGAGATGTAACGCTTGATTACGAAACAAAGAAGTGTGACTATGATCGAGGTCGTATGTTCACTGTAGATGCAATGGATAATATTGAATCTGCAGGTATCGCGTTTGGACGTCTGTCCGGTGAATTCTTACGTACACAGGTAGTGCCGGAATTGGATACATGGAGACTTGCGAAGTATGCTGGATATGCATCAGGAAACAATGTTGCTACAGGAGCGATTGCTGATGGAAAAGCAGGTATTGCGGCAATTCGCGCAGGCAAGACTGCAATTAAGAATGCGGAGGCTAAAACAGAGACTTGCTACCTGTTTATTTCGACAACACTGAAAGGAATGATTGATGACCTTGATACAACGGCATCAAAGAAGGCGATGGAAGACTGGGCGGGAGTAATTGAAGTACCAGCAAGCAGATTCTTTGACAAGGTCACACTGACAAAAACGGGTGCAGGTGGATTTGCAACCACGGGAGGAAAAGCAATTGATTTCTTGATTGTGGACAAAAACGCAGCAATCCAGTATCAGAAGCATACAGTTTCAAAGATTATCACTCCGGAGCAGAATCAGACAGCTGATGCATGGAAGTTTGGTTACAGAACAGTTGGTATTGCAGAAGCGAAGGACAATAAGAAAGCAGCAATCTATGTTCACAAAGCCGGAGAGTAAGGAGTGATGTCATGAATGTGACATACGAGTATTACAAGGATTCTTTTGGGGGTTCTCTGATTCCGGAGAACCGCTGGATTTCCTTGGAATTAAAAATGAGTGCAAGACTTAACCAGTATACATTTGATCGAATGAAAGAAGACAACTGGCCGGTACAGGCAAAAACAGCACTTTGTGAAATGTGCGATTGCGCATATAGGTATGATCGGCGCGATGGAAAGACTTCAGAAAATAACGATGGATATTCAGTATCATATGATATGAATAAAACATTGAATGTGATGTTATATGAAATCGTAGAAGTATATCTGATCAATACAGGATTATTGAGTTTGGCGGTGGATGACGATGTTAACGAATGCAACGATAACTGTTTATAACCGTGGGTACGATCCACTCACCCGTTTTGATACCTGGCATAGAACCGTTATTGAGAATGTGCATGTATATGTTAATCACAAAGCATCCGTTGGCGATTCCGGACTAAACAGTGCAGAAGTATATAAGATCCGTATTCCTGCAGATGTGGAGAATGCGGATCAGTATCTTCCGCCGGAGGAATATGCGAAGCTGAAAGATCCGGGAGAATACTGGACTATTCAGATTGAAGACCAGATTGTACTTGGCGAGTATGATCAGGAGATTGAAAGACCAGCTGATCTGAAAGATGTACGATTGAGGCATTGCAAAGTGTTGTCTTGGTCGGATAATCGGTTCGGAGGATTGCCACATTGGAGAATTGAAGGTGAATAAATGGCACAGAAAAGGAATTTCTCAATTACAACACCGAGAGGAACATTATCATCTGTGACCGGTAAAAATGGTAAGGTGACAGTAAAACTGGAATGGAATCCGGGATTCGGAAGAGAAAAGTCAGAAGGATTTTCAAAAGCACAGGCATTTGTAGATTCCGAATGTTTAAGGCTTATGAATCCACTTGCTCCGCGGAGAACCGGTTTTTTGATTAAATCAGCAACACTGGGGACGGTTGTAGGTAGTGGCAGCGTTGAGTACTTGGCACCATATGCCCGCCGACAGTATTATGAGCATAAGTCGAAAAGAAAATGGTTCGAGACAATGAAAAGAGGGCATCTAAGTTCTATCAGGAAAGGAGCTGCAAGATTTATTGCAAACTGAAAAATACAAACCGATTATAGACAGTATACGAGATTATATTTTGACTTGTGATTTCTTGAAAGATTACAAGGTAAATGTAGATCATCTGGGGGTAAATATGGAATATTCTATCAATGCCCTTCCATGTGATCCATTAATAAAGAAGTATGTAGATGGAGGAAGCATTAAGCAATTTCAATTTGCATTAACCAGTAAAGATTGCTATGACGGAGATGCTCGAACAGCAATTGAAAATAGCGGGTTCTATGAACAGTTTGAAGATTGGATTGCAGAACAGGATAGTAAGGGAATCTATCCGGAATTAATCGGAAAGGCTCCAACGAGCATTTCTGTAATGCAGAAAGGATATCTATTTGATTTGGACACAGATCTTGGACAATACGAAATACAGTGCAAGTTGGAATATGAACAGGAGGTATAGAAATGAGCGTTAAGAAACAGAAAATTGTAAAAAGAAGTGAAAGACTGTCGTTCATGGATACAACAGGTGATGGAGCGTCTTTTGCAAGAATGACGAAATTTACGTCATTGAAGGGAAGTAAGAATCCAAAGGAATATAGCCGGCAGTATGTAGATATGGATGTGGAATCATCAGATGTTGTTGGTTACGCACCGGCTATTGAATATTCTTTTGACCGGCATACAGACACGCCGGTACATGAAAAGATTGCAGAAATTACAGATGATGAATTGTTAGGAACAGATACCTATGTAGATATTGTTACAGTAGATAAGTTTGCTGTTGACAGTAAGGGGAATGCCCCGGCAAGGAAGAGGACATATTCTGTAGTAGCCGACAGCGAAGGTGATGGAACAGATGCTCTTATCTATTCCGGAAACTTTAAAGCAGTATCGGAAATCACAGAAGGATATGCTACAACTGCAGATGAGTGGCAGACTATTACATTTACGGCCGGATCCATGCCGGTGTAGGAAAATAAGAAAGAGGTGAACCTATGAGCCAGTATGTATTACACGGAATTGATGATGTAGAGGTGGAAGTTGAAATTGATATGGCAGATTATGACTTCCAGGTTAAGTATGAGAAAGCGTTTGAGCAGATGCAGGAAGAAGAAAAAGCACTGCAAAAAACAGGAAAGAACTCTGAAATTACAAAAGGATATTGTGAGATGTTCAATCATCTGCTTGACAATATTCTTGGAGAAGGTGTTTCAGAGAAGCTGTTTGGTGGAAAATATAACACTTTGACAACTGATCGGGTTTATAGTGAATTCCTTGAAATCTGTTCAACGCAGGTGAAATCAAATAATGCAGAACGAACAAAAATCGTAAGTAAATACAGACCAAACAGGGCTCAGAGAAGAGCTAAGAAGTAATGAATGTATTTTATGAAGATCTTCCGGAAACATTGAAAATCAATGGAAAAGAATATCCTATTATAACGGATTTTCGAGAATGGATTCGCGTTTCGGATATGTTAAAGTCGGATCTCCAACCACAGTATAAGCTGGAGTTTCTTGCGGAAATGTTCCTAGAAGATGCACCTGACTTATACACAGAAGAAGGTGTCGAAGAGGTAATGGATTCCATAACCTCTTTTTTGTCGTTGGAAGCTTTGGAATTTCCGAATCAGTATTCGGGTGAGTTAGAAGAAGCAGAAGAATTCGATGAAAAGTCGGAAGAGGTAGAGTATAAGGATGCGACGGAGAAAAAGGCTATTTATTATGAGCAGGACGCACCATATATTATATCTGCTTTTCGAAGAGAATATCAGGTGAATCTTCTATCAGTTCCGTACATGCATTGGTGGGAGTTCCGAATGCTCCTGGATGGTCTGAGTGAAGAGAGCCAGATTAAGAAGCGTATATATTGGCGCACTTGCGATGTGAGCAAGATGGAGAAGAAAGAGCGAATGGAGATATTGAAAATCCGTAGAAGCATTACGATACCGGAGGAGGAATATGTAAGTGACGAAGACATCGGAAATGCATTTATGTAATATAAAAAAACCTCCGCTGGAACGGAAATGGTATCAGTGTCCGTACTGTAAAAAGTCGGCTCTGATCTATGACAATACTGCCGTATGCAGTGGAGTCTTTATCAAATGTAAATTTTGTAAAAAAGAATTTGAGGTGATAATAAAGCACTAGTGAGCCTGTGAGCCGTGCTATTTACCAGGAAAGGGTGATAGTATGGCGGCAGATGGCCACTTGAATTTTGACACAAAACTTGATGAATCTGGTTTTAAATCAGGAATAGGAAAACTTGGTTCAATTGCTAAGGGCGGTCTTACTGTTCTTGGTGGAGCAATTGCGGGAGTAGCATCAGCGATTGGTGCTGGATCTGCAGCGGCCATTAAGGTCGGTTCTGATTTTGAAGCGGGGATGAGTAAGGTTTCCGCAATATCCGGAGCAACCGGAAGTGAATTGCAGCAGTTAACCGACAAAGCGAAAGAGATGGGAGCTAAGACAAAGTTCTCAGCTACAGAGTCAGCAGAAGCTTTTCAGTACATGGCAATGGCCGGCTGGAAGACCGGAGATATGCTTGACGGTATCGAAGGTATTATGAATTTGGCAGCAGCTTCTGGGGAAGATCTTGCCACTACAAGTGACATCGTTACAGATGCATTAACAGCATTTGGATTGTCAGCAAAAGATTCTACGCATTTTGCTGATATATTGGCGAAAGCTTCATCTAATGCAAATACCAATGTCTCTATGATGGGTGAGACATTTAAGTATGTTGCTCCTGTAGCCGGTTCTCTTGGATTTTCTGCCGAGGATTGCGCTACGGCTATTGGTCTGATGGCCAACTCGGGAATCAAGGCAACGCAGGCTGGTACAGCTCTTCGTTCAATTTTCACGAGGATGGCTAAGCCTACGGATGAAGTATCCTCTGCAATGTCTGCCCTTGGGTTATCAATTACTAATAATGATGGATCCATGAAATCTCTGAAAGAGATTATGGTGGATATGAGAGGCGCATTTGCAGGTCTTACCGAGCAGCAGAAAGCACAGATGGCCGCCTCGATTGGCGGGCAGGAAGCAATGTCTGGACTGCTTGCTATAGTGAATGCATCCGACGATGATTTCAATAAATTATCGGATTCCATTGCAAATTGTGACGGTGCATCTGCAGAAACGGCAGAGACCATGAATGATAATTTGCAAGGAGCGCTTGGATTGCTCAAAAGTGCAGCTGAAGGACTTGGCATTGAATTATATGAATCTATTCAGACACCTCTTAAGGATATTGTAAAGGTAGGCGCTGATTCATTAAGTCAGTTGACAAAAGCATTTCAATCGGATGGAACAGCTGGACTTATTGAGGCTGGCGGACAGATTATCGCAAATCTTCTTACCGGTATAGCCGGGGCAACTCCTAAAGTCTTGGATATATCAATTCGAGTTATCCAGGCGATTGTTCAGAGCCTGGTAGATAATATGCCTCAGATCGCAACAGCCGGCGGGCAGATTCTTACTACTCTGGGACAGGGAATTTCGAATTTAATTCCGATATTAGGTGTGCTGGCATACACGATTTTAACCACATTCCTGACGGGAATTATTGATCATGGACCAGAAGCATTAACAGCCGGCACGCAAATGCTTACCAGCGTTTTAGATGGAATAAGTTCGAAGCTTCCAGATTTAATACCACTTGCGGTATCTGCAATTCTTTCATTTGCGCAAGGACTGGTAGATAACCTTCCTGCTATAGTTCAGGCAGGGCTGAATATGCTGGTGGCACTTGCAGAAGGAATTGCGAACTCATTGCCGACACTGATTGAGCAAGTACCGAAGCTGATCAATACGTTTTGCGAGAATATTGATAGCTTGCTACCAAAAATTCTTGCTGCAGGTATAAAGATTCTGCTTACTCTTGCTAAAGGAATTATACAGAGTATACCAACAATTATTGCGAATGCGGGTGAAATTGTAAAAGCGATTTTAAATGTGATCACACATTTGAATTTGTTTACTGCCGGCAAGGGAATTATACAAGGACTTGGAAATGGACTGAAATCCATGCTGAGTTCTATTGCGTCTATTGCAAGATCGATTATTAACGCGATTAAAAATCCGTTTTCAATTAATTGGGGTTCTATTGGAGAAAATATCGCAAGAGGTATTGCAAATGGATTAAGAGGTGCTGCAGGTGCAATAGCAAGAGCTGCGATGAACGCAGCGAAAGCCGCATTAAACGCAGCGAAGAGTTTCCTTGGAATTCATTCACCATCTACAGTATTTCGTGATCAGGTAGGTAAATATATGGCCCTTGGAATGGGAGAAGGTTTTGAGGACAATATTCCGACCAATGAAATGGGGGCAAGTATCGACAAAGCAGTTAGAAAAGTAGAATTGTCAGTATCTGGAGGTAAATCCGAAAGAGTAGATGTGCAAAAGGCTACTGGGAAGAAAGACGACGGAGATGATTCCGGAACACCGATTGTGATCAACAACACTTTCGAGGTAGACGGAAAACCTCTTGTCACCAAGACAACAAAAGCGGTCATCAAGAAAATAGATGGCGATAAAAAAGACTATGAGAAGTCGAAAGGCGTGAAAAAATAGTGAATAAAAGATATGGATTTGAAAATGAAATGGGTGCCACATTGGATTATGGTATCCATTTCTTAAGTTATCCGGTATTTGATTTTGGAACAGAGAAGATTGATAGTATCGAGGTCCCGGGTCGTGTCGGTACACTGACCAGAAGAACCGGTGAATATTCTGATACGACAATTGAAAATGAAATAGAATTTCGTGCTGCAGATAGGAATGAGCATGAATTAAAAATGTTGGAGATCCGGAAGTTCCTTATGAGCACCGGTCGGATAGTGTATACGGATATGGAAGAATATTATTTTCTGGTTAAAAAGGTAAGTATAGACGATATTAAAAAGAAATACGGGATATTTGGAAATGTGACAGTAACATTTACCTGTGATCCGGTTATGTATCTTCAGGAAGGAGATGTATCGGTTCCAATTAGTGGAACGCTTCGACTATATAATCCGTGGTCAGAATCACATCCGATCTTTAAGATATCAGGTGAAGGAGTTTGCAAGATCACAGTGAACGGAAAAGAAGTTTCAGCAAATGTCGGACAGAATCTTCTGATCAATGCGGATCTCATGCAGGCATACCGGGAAGATGGTGCTTTAAATAATACAGCAATAACAGGAGATTACGAAAATCTATATCTGCAGGAAGGATTGAATGAAATATCTGTAAGTTCCGGATTTGCTGCAGAAGTTATACCGAAATGGGGAGTACGGCTATGATACAAATTTATGACAGTCAGAATACAGACTTTGATCATAACGGAGATGAAACATTATTTCCGGAGGAATGTAAAGTGTCTGCGGAACTGAACGGCACCTGGGTGCTTAACATGACGCATCCTATCGATGACGAAGGCAGATGGAAATATATTGAAGAAGAAGCTGTGATTGCTACCCCAACATTTATGGGAGAAAAGCAACTGTTCCGGATTGACCGGGTGAGTACGGTTGATCAGGATGATTCAGAAATTACTGCAGTAGCGTATCCGATTTTCTGGGATTCCGGAGATGATCAGCTTTTGACAGATAGCCGGCTGATCGATAAAAACGGACAAGAAGCATTGAACATTATGCTTGCCGGAAGTAAATACTCTGCAGAATCCAATATTACCAGAACAAGTACGGCATATTTTGAGCGCCGCAATATGATGGATGCGTTAAACGGAGAAGATTCGCCGACATTTATCCAGAGGTGGGGCGGAGAAATTCTATATGACAATTATAAGGTGATCGTAAATGAGCGTGTTGGCGGTGATTATGGAGCAGAGGTCCGGTATCGCAAAAACATGGACGGAATCCAGTGCGAGATCAGCATGGAGAACGTTGTAACCAGAATTGTACCGGTTGCTTATAACGGATACACGATCGGCGGGAATAGCGGCTATGTAGATTCTGTAAATATTGATAAGTATGCCAAGGTTTATACAAAGGAAATTCGATTTGAAGATGTGAAGATGGAAGAGGATGCCCAGGAAGATGATGAAGAGAATGGTGTGATTATCTGTAGAAATCAGACAGAAATGGATCGTGCATTGATTCAGCGATGTAATGAGCAGTATGAGGCGGGCATAGATCTTCCGGAAGTAAGTATAAAGGTATCGCTTATTGATTTGGAAAATACAGAAGAGTATAAAGATTTTTCGGATTTAGTTAAAATCAGTTTAGGCGATACTGTGAAATGCTATAACACCAAATTAGATATTACAACAGAAGCAAGATGTATAGGAATGGTTTGGGATTGCATTCGCGATACAGTAGATTCTGTAACACTTGGAGATTATCAGACAAATTTCATTAAGCAGATGACAAGCACGATAGAAAGAATTGCTTCGGTATTCAGAAATAATGGAACATTGATGGCTGATAAAATTTCAGGCGTTTTGGATGCTATGCAGACGCAACTGAAGTGTCAACAAAGTGTTGCGAAGCGAATGACAGTGAGAGCTGTGCTGTTCGAAGATTTAGATGAAAATAGCCCGCTGTATGGTGCGATGGCAATGGGAACACAAGGACTGGAAATCTCAAAGACACGTACTGCAGACGGGCGCGGATGGGATTGGACGACTGCAATTACAGCGAGTGGAATTATAGCAAGTACGATCGTGGCTGGAATACTGTCCGACAAAACGGGACGGAACTGGTGGAACTTGGAAACCGGTGATATCCAGATGTCTGGACGTTTCCAGCAATACGCATTTAACGGCGTAAAATCGTTAGATATATTTGATAACAAATTAAATCTATACGCATGGGACGATGACGGGAATTATGTTGGTAGCCTGCGATCATTTCTGACAGTTGACAAAGAACACAAGGGAATTGAACTCATGTCGGATGCTGATGACCAAGTTCGATTAAGCGTAAAACGAAGAGATACCGAGACAGAAGAAGGGCAGTCAGTTTTTATTGGCGAAAATGGTTACACAGGACTTTTTACGGTTGACGGAAAGGGAAATTCGGAAGAATGGATTAGCCGTAAGCATGGCGGATCTACATGGATCCGAGGTATGCCAAATGGTGATTTCCTTGCCGGAGGAGTAAGAATCGGGGTGGAAAGCGGACTGATTACATCAATACCATCAAATTCAGTAGCCAACGGAACGTTCGAAGTCATAAGCGGTCTTTCCTGGGCGAATGGCGGTATAACCAGCGTAGACTGGGTAAAGGTCAATGTTGTAAATGGTGCAATCAAAAGCTGGAGCACGAGAACGCAGAATTTCTAATGAGGTGATGAATTATGAACAGTGGAGAGGCACGAGGAAAAGTAGAAGAACCACAAATTACAGTTATTGGAGCTGGCACGAAAGTAGAAAACAGAGGAGATATCGATGAAAGCAGAAAAGATAATAAGGTTGAGGATACAGAATAGTACATTCTGCCGAAGAATCAGAGTAGTGCAGGGAGATACAGGAAGAATATTCCGATTCATCTTGGAAGATGTAACAATGGATGGATCGGAACAGGCAAGAGTATATGCTAAGAAACCGGATGGGACAGAAGTATACAATGATTGCGAGGTGGTATCGCCAAACGAGGTATTAATGGAGAGTGATTCTGGCCAGATTTTTGCCGCGATTGGAGTAGTACAAGCAGAGATACAGATTTCAAAATCAGGAAAAACTATAACCACATACACATTTGAGTTCGATGTGGAGAAATCTCTTACAAGAGCCGGAGCAATCCAGAGCTCCAGCGAGTATGGAGCTCTGGAGACTGCGATTGCAAAAGCAGAAGGATTCTATAATCCGACATTCTCTGAAGCTGCGACAAGGAATAATATCAACAGTGGCGAATCAATACCGACATTATTCGGGAAGGTGAAAAAATGGTTCACAGACCTCAACACACTGATCAAATTAGTAGGAAGTACAGACATATCAGGCATCGGGGATGGCACAGTTACAGATGCCCTTTCTGTAATAAATAACAATTTTAAAAATAATCCAACATTTTCATTAAGTCCATACAAGGATAAAACGATAGTAACATTTGGCGATAGTGTCCTTGCTGGATTGGGATGGAAAGAGGGAACAGGAATCATCCAGCCATTAAAAGAAAAGTATCCGGATGCTACGTGGATCAACAAGGCTGAATCCGGGGCGAATATGGCAGTAACCTCCAGTCCGGCACATACACCGATTGTTAATCAGATTACATCGTACACGGGTGCTGCGGATGCGATTATTCTGAATGGTGGCGTGAACGATAAGAATAATGGACTTCCTATCGGATCGATTGAGACTAATTATGATGCATCATATAACACAAGTACATTCTGCGGTGCATTGGAAAGATCATTGCAATACATCATGGACAGGTATCCTTTGGCGGTTAAATTATATATTATTCCACATAGTTTCGGGAAGAACAACTCCTTGTTGGATTCAATCTATGAAAAGGCGATTGAAATCTGTAAGAAGTGGAACATGCCATATCTGGACATGCGTGTATACTCACAAATCGCTATGACATCGGTGAATAAAGACAAATATACCTACAACCCAAACAGCAAGAAAGGTGACGGTGTGCACCCGAACGAAACCTGGTATCGTACATTCTACTGTCCAGTAATCGACCAGGCATTACAGTATCAGGGCATTGGCTCTATTACAGCGTCCGAAGCACCAGAGGTCGTAGCGGTTACAGGAGTTAAACTCGACCAGACGACACTGACACTGAATGCCGGAGAATCTGCACAGCTGACTGCTACGGTATCACCAAGCAATGCAACTAATAAGTCTGTTACATGGAGTGCAAGCAACAGCAATGTATCCGTATCTGGTGGCAAGGTTACAGCCAAGACAGCCGGATCAGCGATCGTAACTGTAACTACCGCCGATGGTGGATACACAGCACAGTGCAACGTTACGGTTAATGCAAGCACAGAGGTAGGTCATACAGAGCTTGCAAGTCTGAGTCTGGATGGAAATTGTTATTTCAATACAGAAATCATGCCGGATGAAAATACCAACACGAAAGCGAAATGGAACTTACAGAGTGGAACTACCTATATCGCTGGGGCACGTGACGATAACTATAAGTTCGGCTACAGCTGCACAAATAACTTCTATGCAGTGCGTGGAACGGCGAATAGTCCGGCAAAACCGGCAAGCTATTGGAACGGAGACTGGATTATTAACCAGACGGGCGTAAGTTATCAATTTGGAGACACAACCGTAGCTACCGATGCGATAGATTCGTTCAAGCTTAGCAGTCCGTATTATCTTGGAAATATGAGTAAGAACAGCGCACCAGCCGGAACGGGAGTTGTGGGCAAGATCTACTATGCGCAGATCTATTCCGGGGATACGTTACAGGCAGATATGATTCCGGTTAAAAAGTCTGACGGTACATTATGCTTATACGATAAGGTGCGCAAGAAATACATCTATAATGCCGGAACAGGAACATTAAAGGAGGGATAATGCATGGTTGAATTAATCGAAATTAAGAGGACATATGGAGAAGCTGGGATGATGCTACTGCTTCTGGCAGACAGTAAAGATGATGAGCTACCATTAAACTGTCAGGACGTACCAGGAATATCAACATTGGGTAAAATCCATCGTGGCAGTATCTGCATCACACCGAAATTGGATTTCTGCATGATGGCAAACGATGGAACATGGGGGCCGTGGGTGTAATGGATAAATTATTATTATACAAAGCTTTAAAAAACAAATCCGGGGCAGAGATCTCTGCCTCCGGGAACCCGGTTACGTTATCCGGTACGTTGGCGGACAGTCCGCTGAAAGAGTGTAAGATCTACGGGTGGAGTAAGCAGGAGACAACCATTGGAGCACAGTTATTCAACGCGAGTAAGTTCGATGAAATTGAACAGTATGGTGTTAAGTTAAGTGTAAAAGATGGTGTAATCTACGCAGAAGGCACACCTACGCAAAATGCATGGATTACTGCAAAACTTACAGCGGATGAAATCAAGAAAGTATTCAAAAATGGGAAGCTTACAATTAAGTCAGAAAAAGTAAATAACTGCAATTTTACAGTCGGGTTGTATTTTGAATTTATTCCAACATCATTCGCAGCGGACGGAAGTTCAATTGAATTAACACTTCCAGAGAACATTGCAGACGGCTGTATTTATTATTATGTCAATCTTATCAAGGATACAGAAATGATAGGTGGGTGTAAGATTATGCTCTATCAAGATGGTAACGGCACGTGGGAACCCTACACCGGCGGACAACCAAGTCCATCGCCAGAGTATCCACAGGAAATTGAAAGTACCGGTCCCGAATCGGCAAATCTATTCGACAAAGATAGCATTTCTGTAAATTATGTAATAGAAGTTGATGGAAAACTTGTTCTGAGTGCTGGATATGATTCCTCAGATTTTATTCCGGTATCCAGTGGCACGTACACGATAACTGCGACAGGTTCAGTAAGATGCAAAACTTACGACAAAGATAAGAAACCATTTACGATTAATACGTATACGGACATTAATATAAATAACGGTGGTACTTTTAAAATAGCGGAGAATGTGAAGTATATAAGATTTTCTATATATCATCCAAATGTAGATACCATAATGCTAAACAGAGGCTCTACTGCGCTTCCGTATGAAGCGTACAAATCTGGAATGATTGATGTTACGGTACATGGTAAGAATCTGTTTGATTTGGAGTATGCTTCCGATATAAATAATTGGAAAGAAGGAGTTTACAAATACATTCCTTATTACGTAGGAAAAAGGAATAAAGTATCTGTGTCATATTCAGAGAAGCTTCCGATTGGACGTGAATTCTATGCCGCAATAGGACAGAATAAAGGGAATGTACAACAAGTATATGCCTGGTTATATCACACTGCCGCCGATATCGGAAAAACACAATTTACGTTTACGGCAGAAGAAGACTATATATACCTAAACATGACTGGAAATAACATTCAACAAAGTATAAAAGAGTTAAAAAATTTACAGATTGAAGTATCTCCGTCCACGACCGGCTACGAACCATACCATGAACCACAATTCCTCTCCATCCAGACACCAACGGGTCTTCCGGCAATTCCAGTAACATCCGGCGGTAACTACACCGATGCCAATGGTCAGCAGTGGATAGCGGATTACATCGACCTCAAGCGTGGGAAGTATGTACAAAATGTAACTACTTTGGAACTTATGGGAGACGAAAATTTCAAATATGGAACGGATTCGAATACGCAGAATATATTAGGCGGTTTGTATACGGTAACATTCGCTCTAGGAAATATAATAAATAAAATGGTAATATCAAATGCGTTTGTGCAAGTGATTAATACTTGGACACCTAAAATTGAATATGTAAAAGAGAAAAAAGTTAGTGTATTTACACTTACAAATGCACAAGCGGTAGTTTTTGTACTTGATGCAACCGTATTTCCAACAAAAGAAGATTTTGCATTGTTCCTAAAGACAAAGAAAGATGCGGGAAATCCAGTTGTATTATATTATAACCTGAGCGAGCCAATTGAACGAAATCTTACACAATCCGAGGTTCAAGCCTACCAAGAATTAACTACTTATGCAGGAACAACGATTGTGGAGAACGATGCAGAATGCTACATGGAAGTATCTGCCGGTGGTGGAGATGTGTTAAGAGCGAAGAAGTTGGCACTGCTCCTGGGGGATTAGAGATAAGACAAAGAGATTGAATCTTATATATAAAAGTGGTACACTGTCTTTTACAAAAATACGAAGGAGAAACATCGATGCCAAAAGAAGTAATTATCTCGCTTATTTCCACTGTTTTAGGGACGGTTGTTGGATGGATTTTAAATTGTTTTTCGCTTAATACGGGGAGAATAGTAGTAGAAATTAATGATTTTCATGCAGCTCCGCAAGAATTTGCATATACATATTCAAATGGTCAGTTCACTGAAATAAGAGAGAAAAGGATTATTGCCTCGTTTGAACTATTAGTGACCAATAAAAAACAAACAACGTGTGGGGTTAATAATTGTAAAGTATATCTTGAAAATAAAAATGGGGAAAAACAGTATTTTACAGATTTAACAGAACAAGTGGCAGTGTATTACGATGGTACAGATTTATTAAATATACCAGGGAGAACAACAAAAAGCAAAAAAATAGAGAAAGAACTTATGCTTTGGCGAAAACAGAGTCTAAAAGGGAGTGTGATATGCTTAGAATATAGGATTAATGGGAAAAAGAAAATACATAGATGTATGCTAGGAGAAATGAAAGAGTAGAGTCGTGCTTATTAATACGGCTTCTACTCTTTTTATATGCAGAAAGGAAAGCACATGGAAATCAGAGCAAGACCGTAGCAGGTCTTATTTTTATATCTATTTTCAAGAAGAAAGGAAAGCACATGGCAACAATTATCTCGGCCTGTATATCCGCAGGAGTAACTCTTGTAGTGTGTTTGATTCAGCAGGAGAAGACAAGAGCTCTTATGGAGTATAAACTGGATGAACTCACGAAAAGAGTTGATAAGCATAATAATACAATAGAACGTACTTACCACCTGGAAGAACAGATGGCACTACAGGAAGAAAAAATGAAGGTAGCAAATCATAGAATTTCAGATTTAGAAGAGAGGTTGAATTAAATGAAAGATTGGAAGAATTGGGCGAAATGCGCCGGGATCAGAGCACTTAAAACTGTAGCACAGACTGCAGTAGCAACAATCGGAACGGCAACAGCACTCGGACAGGTGGATGCAAAACTTGTGATTTCGGCATCTATACTGTCAGGAGTCTTATCACTATTAACTAGCATTGCCGGATTACCGGAATGTAACACAGAGGGCGAATAATCGTCCTCTTATTATTTATGTGCGACGTCGCACAGGAAGGAGATCAATATGGAAGATAAAAAAAGCATGGAAGTAGCAACTGATCAGAACGAAGGTTATGAAT